AACAAAGTCATTCTTCCCAGAATGACTTTAGTTGAAGCAGCACGTGTAGGTGCACGCCTTGGATCGCTATCCAGTCTATGTAATAGACGGGTAACGGTCCGCGCGCCTACCTGTGGAGCCGGTCGGCAGAAGAGAATTTCCCAATCCTCCTCTCCCGGCCCTGCTTCATGGGTTTCCTTGGTTTCTGAGGTGAACCTTTCACCTTTGCACCCGCGCCTCCTTGCATCATTGGTCGGGAAGGGCCCATGGTTCGACTTTGCGTCGTCCTCATGGGATTCCTTCCGGGCTGCCTTCGCTGCCAATGGACTAACGTCCTTTGACATCGGAAGACGCCCTGACCGTGATGCCCTTCACTCCGTTTGCCGCTTCGCGTGGTGGATCGTAAGATCCGCCGCATGGAGCGGAATCGACTTTACCGCGGCGACGATGAAGGACTGGACTTCTGAGTTCAGATCCTTCGTTGTCAACGAGGTTCCACTTGTCGACCGTAAGGGTGGCCTTTGCCGCTTCCTACTGGGGACCGCTAGGTCCTTGGTAGATCGCGATGCGAAGGCTATCCAGATGTCGTTCGTGGGTCGATCGCTGCCGGTTGGCAGCGACGGAGTTGCTGCGAAAGCGTTACGTAAGCACCGTAAGGTGCTCACATCTCATTTCGCAACTCCCGCTCATGAGTTAGAGCGGGCTCGCCAGTTTGCTCGGAAGTGGGGAGCCAGTCACCTTGGTGACTTGACATCCACACCGCCGAACACTGCTGGGGGAGCCTGTCTCGAGTTCACGAGAGGGGAAGGGGGTCATGCGACTTATTCGAGCTTGGTTATGGGCGAGGCCGCTAAGATTCGTAAGAATCCAGCGGATCTCACTCGTACCAAGATCTCCCTTAAGTCGAAAGACCCGCAGGAGGACAAGGTGCGGCGCAGCCGCAAGGCTGCGTTGGCGCCATTGGCACTCGAAGGACGGTTCATGTCACTCCACTTCCTCACCGCGGCGGCCATGCGGGACAAATTGCTTAGCAACTTGCCCGTTGGTTACCCCGAGGGAGAAGTGGTTGTCATACGTGAACGGGGATCTAAGTGTCGTATCGTTACGAAAAGCCCTTCGGCTTTAGTTTCGACTGGACACTACTTACGTAACTGGCTTTTGGCCGGTTTGCGCAAGGACTCCCGTTCTGGAACCGTGCTCGATGGTTTCCACTCTGAAGCTGTACGCCAAGTCTGTCGTGGTCCGAGGACCGTCGACAACAGGATGCTCCTCAGCAGCGACCTCACGGCCGCTTCTGACTTGCTCCCGCTTGACTTGGTGTCAGCTCTAGTGGAAGGGCTCCTCGAGTCCAAGAAGGACACTTTACCAG